GTTGGAAGGATGTTAAAGTCTAAGTATATGAATTCAGCAGTTTTAGTTGGTTGAATATATATTTGACCTACTAATTGGTTTCTATCGATTACATCTGGTGTGTTATTTGAATCATCCATGATTACTCTAAACGCATATAAACCTTGTCTTTGTTGCACTGATGCTAAGTATGGATTTACTTGGCTTAAGAATTGGTTTCTTGTTGCGATTGAGTTTTGTTCAAACACCAAGTTTTGAGCAACTTGAGAAATGTATGATTTAAGGGCAATTAATAAACGACGAACATTTACACGGTCAAGAGCTGAGGCTTTTGTTTGTAATGTTTTTTGTCCGTATACTACTACACCTTGTCCAGGGAACGTAGCGATTGGGTTTACTTTACCACTGTATAATGTGTCTCTGTTTCCTTGAGTTAATTTCCATTCCGCACGTATTACATTACTTAATCCACCTCTGTTTATACCAGCTGGTGCGAACCAAGGTTCTGACACACTATCGTTGTAAGCGTATACACCTCCAATCATGGTTGAGGCAGGTACCCAAACGTTTTTACCTAAATCAGGATCAACTGTTTGAACCCAAGGCCAATAAGTAGCGGCGTATGATGTATTTCTAGCAGATGCGGCGGATGTTACAGTTGATATAGCTGTTGTACCATATGGTACTAAATCTATCACATAAATACTATCACCTCTATTTTGAGTATTGTTTATAGCTGTTGTGATTTGTGATGTACCTAAACTAGCTTCACTTGAAAATAAACCAGGAGTTAACAACACGTTAAATCTGTAGTCGTCTTGGTTTGCCAATAAACTAATCATATTGTCATAGTTACTAGCACTTATACCTTGGATATTAGTAACAGCAGTTACAATATTATTATAGTAATTAGCACCACCACCATAGAATAAATTACCTGTTGCACCACCAAATGCGCCACTAGTATTTATAGGAATTGACGCTGTATATGATGATATTGGATTACCATTGTTATCAAAATAGTTAGGTGTTGGGTAAAGTACAGATGATACACCAACGTAAGCACTTCTGTTTGGATATGAACCAGTCACATCAATTTGATTAGTGACTGAATTGTAACTAGTGACATAATCACCTATTACAGCTGCTATATAATTTGGAGCAAATGGATCAAGTGATAAATTAGTCCACGTTTCTAATACTGTTTGGTTGTTTGTAGTGTCGTTACCTCTACGAATTAACAAGTCAAATGTACCTGAACTTGTACTCGCGTTTACAATCTGCCATCTTATATTATCAGCTGAACCACTAGCTAAAGCTCCCGCTGAGTCTTCAGTACTAGTACTGTTCATAATAGTACCTTTAGAAAGTGTTCTTAATATAAAGGTGTTACTTCCTACCCCATTCACACCACCACCCAAAGTGGCTTGTGTTGAGAAACTAGCACCAGATCCTGAACTAAATATGATACCATTTAGAGCTGAGCTAGAAACAGATGATGAAATAATTAAATTAGGAGTTCCATCTGATGAAGTAGCAAAAGTAAAAGTATTAGTACCACTAGTTCCTAAAACACTATTTAATTTAGTTTTTAAATTATTTACTGAAGATGAAATAAAAGGTCCAGCCGCTCCACTACCAGATGCAAAATAATATAATTTACCATCAATATCATCAGCAGGAGTCCCTGATGTAGTAGTGACTATAAACCTAAAAAGTGAACCATCAGATCCTGTAATCCTAAACTCATTATTATTTGCAAAACTAGCAGCATTAAAAGAAGTATTAGTTACACTAGCGGTGGCAAAAGCTCCAGGTGTAGATGGAACATTATTTAAAGCATTACTACTTGTAGCGGATGTAAATGTACCGCTCACTACTCTAGCTACTAATAATGATTCACCACCATTGTTAAAATAGTTGTAAGCAGCGATTGAAGTAAAATAAGTGTATGCTTGTGATCCACTGCTAAATGTAGTACCAAATTGTGCTTGGTAATCACTATACGATCTTACTATAGTTGGGATTTCAACTGGACCTTTAACTGTAGGTCCAATAAGAGCGGCTCCTACACTGATAGGGCCTTGGGAGATAAACGACTGGTCGTTTTCTGTTGCGAGTACGCCGGGAGATATTAAAGTTTCTGCCATGTTCTATATAATTTATGTTTTGTTATAAATATTGCAAAACTGGTCAAAAACCTAGGAAGAACTTGTGAATTCTCCTTTTTCTATGTTTATGGTACCATCACCATATTTTTCTTGCAACATGTTTCCTAACTCAATTTCTTTTTGTTTTAGGGCAACTAGTCTTGATACGAGTTGGGATTTCTGTTGTTCTAAATCCTGGATATTGTATTCTATAATACCAAATTGGTCAGTGAGGGTTAGTCTTTCTTGTTGTACGTCCTTGATTTGTTGTAATTCTTCTTGTGTTAAAACTTTAGTTTCCATAATATACTTTTATTATAAATATTACAAATTTTAATAATAAAATTACTTATAATTTGAGAGAAAATTAATCTTATTTATATAAAGTTAATAAAGACTGTATTAGCTGATTGATCAGTGTTTTTTTTTTTATTAACTTACAACATTTGCTAATTCTTCTCTTTTTCTTTTTCCTCTTTTTTAAG